CCATGAAGTCTGACCGTTTTGCCAAATTCAGGTTAAGTTCCCTTAATGCTGAGAATGTTGTAAGCAAGAAAATAGTTATTCCTGGTCAAGTTGATTATGAATGGGTGAAAGACAAAGTGGAAAACTGGTGCTCACCTATCCAGCAAGCTGACTTCAACGAAGGTGAAGGGGACTTCAAATGGGAAGACGGTCTATATCGGCCGAATGACTTGTTCCGTGTGAAAGTGCTCGGTATGTTCCCTAAAGTGGCGGAAGATGTGCTTATCCCCTACGAATGGATTGAAATCGCCAACGAGAATTGGAGGAAACTGCAAGAAGATGATTTTGTTCCAAAGAAAAGCTGCAAGATTGGTGTCGATGTTGCCGGCATGGGACGTGATGACAGTGTGCTGTGTCTAAGATATGGCAACTATGTCAGTGAGTTTGAAGCGCACCAGTCTGCTGGAACAGCAGACCACATGCACGTAGCCGGAATGATAACCAGATATCTTGACAAGAAGGGTGCGAAAGCATTTATTGATACTATCGGCGAAGGAGCAGGAGTGTTATCTCGGTTGCAGGAACTTGGGTACCAAAATGTGTATTCTTGTAAGTTCTCCGAGAGCGCACGTGGGCTGCATGATATAACAGGCGAATACACCTTCGCCAACATGAGGGCTTATCTGTTTTGGGCGGTACGTGACTGGCTTAATCCCAAAAATGGGTTTGGTGCCGCTCTCCCACCCTGTGATAAACTTATGGAAGAAGCAACGGAAACACATTGGGGATTTATGAGTAATGGCAGTATCATCATAGAAAAGAAAGAGGAGATTAAAAAACGTATCAAACGTTCTCCTGACTGGTTCGATTCCCTCGCCAATACATTCTTTCCGTGGGATTACTTGGCTGTCAGTGATGAAGATATTCTACGAAATATGTTGTAAGTTGCATAAATTGAAATACAGGAATTATGAAACAGCAAGATTTAAACCGTATGGCAATATTCTTAGGGCATAAATTGCCCATTCCGCAGGAAGAACATATTGCCGATACTATCAATAAGATAGAAGCGATATTGCAGAAAAAGAAAATAAACAAGTTTGTTAATGCTTCTGCCAAAGAAGGATATACTAAAGCATTGGAGATTCTTAAAAATAACGATGTCACTTTTAATAGATATGATGAACTAAAAACCATTCAGTCAAAATCTATTGCTGCCATCACCGTAGATTATTTGAGAGGAGAATGTGCACAAGAAATCCTTTGCAATATTCCTCTGAAATAGTTTTATTTTATTTGTTTTTCAAATAAAATGATTATATTTGCGACATAGCATTTGGTGCTAACGTGCTCCTTCACGTTACCGGGTAGTGCGTATTGTATTATCCGGTTTCTTTTTGGAGCAGTATTATGTGTAACTAACCACCGTATGAAGGAGTACGGAACTACATTATGAACACAATTAAAATTTTTGAGAATGAGCAATTCGGAAAGGTAAGAATTGCAATGAGTGAGAATAACGAACCTTTCTTTTGCTTAGCAGATGTATGCCAGATTTTGGATTTGATTCCCAGTAAGGTAGCGCAAAGATTAGATAAGGATGTACTTTCAAAGTATCCCCTTGAAACAGCCGGTGGAATCCAACAGGCAAATTTTGTTGATGAGGATGGTTTGTATGATACAATATTGGATAGTCGTAAGCCTGAAGCTAAAAAGTTCCGCAAATGGGTAACAAGCGAAGTGTTGCCATGTATCCGTAAGACAGGTGGCTACATCGCTACCAAAATGGACGACACTCCAGAAGAAATCATGGCACGTGCGCTTATTGTGGCACAAGAAACACTGAAACGAAAAGAACAGCGTCTTATAGAGGCTGAGCGGAAGATCCAAAAAGATGCTCCTAAAGTCCTTTTTGCTGATGCTGTCTCAACTTCACATCGCTCTTGTTTAATTGCTGAACTGGCTAAAATATTACAACAAAATGGGGTGAATATCGGTCAGAACCGTTTGTTTAGCTGGATGCGCGAGAATGGTTATCTTTGTCAAAAGGGTGACTACTACAATCAGCCGACGCAGAAATCTATGAAATTGGGACTTTTTGAGCTGAAGCAAACCACCATCAACAAGCCGGATGGTACCATGCTTGTCACGACCACGACCAAAGTAACCGGCAAAGGACAAGTACATTTCGTGAATAAATTCCTATCCAAATAAAAAACAAGCGGTGCGAAGCTGCACCACACAACAGTATAACAATGGACGAAATTACCACAATCCTTGACAGTACAAGACCTGTTTCTGACATTATCAGTGATTTGAAAGAAAAATCAGTGGATGTGCCGGAATGGAGCAAGTCGCTGAAAGATTACGATCCTTCCAGACATAAAATTGTAACTGATAAATTTTCTCGTAAAGACAAAATAAAATCTGATGGAAGAGTCGAGCCGGCTTCGCGTATTCATCTTGGCCTGGAGAAACTACTTGTGAAACGTATTACGGAATTCGCTTTCGCTATTCCCGTCAGACGTGTCTACCATAATACGGAAGAAAATGAAAAACGTCAGCAGATAACCAAAGCTATTGAAGCAATCTATAAATATGCCCGTATAGATTCTGAAAACATCAGACGTGGCAATGCCTATTTTGCATCCTGTGAAATTTTCACCATCTGGTATGTGGTAGAGAGACCCAACACACTATACGGATTCAACAGCAAGTATAAGCTGAAATGCAAGACATACTCGCCGATGGACGGGGTTAGATTATATCCCTTGTTTGACGAGTGGGGAGACATGATCGCCATGTCCTTCGAATATAAGAAGAAGATAAAGGATAAGGAGGTCCCTTTCTTTGAGACATATACCGCTGACCGTCATTACAAGTGGAAACAACAGGGGGAAGCCAGCTGGATTGCTGTTACAGATCCCGAAAGGATTATCCTCAAAAAGATTCCCGGAGCTTATGCATACCGCCCCGCTCCTATTTTTCATGGACTAGAGCATATCCGTGAGGAAATTGAATACACGCTCTCCCGTAACTCAGACGTGATAGCCTACAATTCCGCACCCTTACTGAAAGTGACAGGCGAACTTGTCGGTGACGAGGACAAGGGAGAGGCCCGCAGATTGTTCCGTCTAAAGAATGGCGGTGACATAGCTTATGTTTCATGGACCCAGGCCATAGAAGCCCTGAAATATCATGTGGATACATTGCTCAAGCTTTTCTTCATGCAGGCCCAGATGCCAGACCTATCTTTCGAAAACATGAAAAGTCTTGGTAACATAGGTTTTGATGCCAGACAAATGATATTGTCTGACGCCCATCTGAAAATCGGGGATGAGTCAGGTGCCTGGATAGAGTTCTTTGAACGGGAGTGTAATGTCATCAAAGAATTTCTGAAAATGATGAATACTTCATGGGCTGATGAGATTGACAATATAGAAGTTGAGCATGTCATTACTCCGTTTATTCAGAATGATGAGGACGCGCTGATTAACAGATGTATGAAAGGGAATGGAGGCAAAGCGATATTCAGCCAGCTTGAATCCATCGAAATGGCAGGTTACTCCAATGATCCCAAAGGAACATTAAACCAGATTCAAAAAGAAGACAAAGCGGACCGACAGGCAAGGATGAACAACTTGTTTGAAGGTGCCGAATAGTAAATAACAAATATGGGAAATATGAAAAATATTGTATTTAAAGAACAAGAAGGCGTATTTGTCGCAGATTTCGCCTCTGAAGGCAATTGTGTAATTCAAATAGACAACGGAAATGTTGAACCGCTAAAAATCTACCGGCACATGCCTGAAATGGAACCAAGTGCCTATGATGCGATTCCACTTCACGATCCCTATCAGCGGGTAATCGACCTTTGTGTACCTGCCGGGATGATGATTCGCATTGTCAGTACTACCGCTGTTACTGCCGCTAAAATGATTGTATTACCTCAAGCGAGTGGTAATGGCTCATCCGTAACCGGGGCAACCGCCAGCGTTGATGCGAATGTAGGTACACCTTCTGTGGATGTAACAATGAAAGAAGGCAAGCTGAATTTTGCTTTTAAGAACCTCAAAGGGCAGAAAGGAGAACAAGGTGCTGCTGGAGCGAAAGGAGACAAAGGCGATACCGGTGCAAAAATCAAATCAATAGCTTTGACTATCAAAGGTACAGTCATTACCGGCACAGCGACTCTGACCGATGACAGCACTGCCTCTATTACCGGTACATATACTCCTGGAGAATAATTAAATTACTACAGATATACAAAAAAGTATATTGGAACAAAACAGATTGAGGCAGAACCTATGACATTGGGTGAAGCTTGCAGTAAAGGCTTAGTAAAAAGTGAAATAGAAAAGAATGAGTCTTATAAACTGGGATATCACACTCGTACTGAATATGGCTATGAAAGTTGGTCACCCAAAAAACTGTTTGAAGAATCATATCGAGAAGTCAAGGAAGAAACTCCTATCTGTTTCGGTGATGCTATAGACGTTTTGAAACAAGGTGGCGTTATCCGTAGAAAGGGCTGGAACGGGAAAGGATTAATGGTATTCAAACAGGTTCCAGCTCATATAGAGAGTGATGTTATTCCCAAGATGCAATCTCTTCCGCAATCAGCAAAAGACCTTATTCTGAAAGGCAAAGGTTTCATTGACTATACGAGTCAATGCCTTATTTACAACGAGAACACCGGGCGTGCTGATTCATGGGTTCCGTCTATTAGCGATGTGTTTGCCGATGATTGGGAGATTGTTCAATAGCCTATCTGCCACGTGTAGAAAATGTAACGGGTGCGTTGGATGTCTGTAACGTTGGCGCACCTTGCTAAATAAGTAAATAACATGAAAGTACCAATAGATAATATGACTTTCGCTGAAAGTGAATACCACAGAGGCAATAAGATATGGAATGCTCAAACACTTTATAATTTCGCGAAAGCAAAGGAATACCCTGTACGTGATATGCCATTGTGGAATATAGACCTGACTGTTGAACCATTTGAGTGCAGTCAGCTTCATAGCTTCATCTTTCAATGCAAACGTGTTCGTGATTGTTCTTTAAACCACCCTATAATATTGGATGAAGTAGGACAAATAGCAGACGGATACCATAGATTATGCAAAGCTATCTTGGAAGGTAGAAAAACGATTAAGGCTATCAGGCTGCTGGAAATGCCGGCACCTGATAGAATTGAAGAATAACGCCATGTCAAAAAAGATGATACCCTCTAACATATCCTCATACCATTGCAAGGATTGTGTGCATTCGTATGACCGACATGAGAAGAACTTGAGAGGTGAGTTCTTCATGTGCCGTTGTCCATTTTTCACTTCCAGCCGCTTTCTTAACCGTGACGTATGTGACAAGTTCAAGAAAAAAGTGAGCTAATCTTAAAAACAGAACAATCTTTTTTGTCTTACCCCCCATGTTTTTTCTACCCACTCCAAAAAATAGCTTAAAAACAGAATAGTATGGCAAAACCAAACATTCCAAATCAGAAGAAGAAATATCAGGAACTCAACAGCCGGCTAAACAGATATGTTGCCCTTGTTGAGCAGATATACGATACTCTTAATCTGGAAGCCGCAAAGATTGCATTGAATACTGAATATGATGCCGACAGTGGTACTGTCTTCAAGTTTTCTGACTATCCGCAAACCAAGAAGTCTATTGCGGACATTCAAGCTCAGTTCGTAGATGATATTCGTTCTGTTATCTATCGTGGTACTTCTGATGAGTGGAAGAATAGCAATGAGGTACAAGATTTGATGGCTGACAAGGTTCTGAAAGCCTATACCGCCACTATTGATAAAGAAAAGTACAAAGTTCTCTATCAAACCAATTCTGATGCTTTGAAAGCATTTCAGAACCGCAGGGACAGAGGGTTTGATGTATCGGCTAAACTCTGGCAACAGTCCACCGTTTACAAGGAGGAACTGGAAGCCGCCATCTCCTGTGCTATTCAGAAAGGAACAAGTGCCGTTGCCCTAAGCAAGCAAATATCCAAACACCTCCTTGATTTTCCATCGCTCCAAAAAGACTACAAAGAGAAGTACGGAAGTGCAGAACATCTAAAAGATTGTGAATACCGTTCTATCCGGTTGGCTCGGTCTGAAATCAATATGGCTTACCGGACCGCTGAAAATGAGCGTTGGAAGCAAATGGACTTTGTGGTAGGTTATGAAATCAAACGCTCCGGAAGAGAGTTTCCTTGCACTGTATGCGAATCCCTTGCCGGAAAATATCCCAAGGATTTTACTTGGGTTGGTTGGCACCCGAATTGTTATTCCGATGACAGCGAAGTGCTTACAAACAGAGGGTGGAAACTGTTTAAAAATGTATTTGATGATGATTTGATATTGTCATTGAATCCTACTAACAGAACACTTGAGTGGGTAGAGTTTACGGATAGGCAGTGTTACCGATATAATGGTGACATGATACACTTTTTCAATAAATCATTGGACTGTTTGGTTACACCGGAACATAATATGGTTTATTTAAGCAAGAATGATAGCAGGATAAAGAACTGCCAAGCTAAAGAGTACACAAAGGGGAAAGGGGCTTTTTATAGAGGATGCGAATATGAGTCGGAAGATGTTGCATTTTATGAGATAGACGACATCAGAATACCATTTGACCTGTTTTGTGAGTTTATGGGGTATTGGCTTTCAGGCGGGAGTACAATGGGAAACGCCGGGGGTGTTATCTTCCAACAAGAAGGTGAGCCTGCACGGGACAGAATTGTAAACTGCGTGAAGCGTATCGGATTTGAGCCACATTTAGACAAGCAAGAAGTTGCATTTTATAGTACTCCAATAAGGAATTATCTGAAAATATTCGGCAAGTGTTCCCATAAATTTATACCGTCTGCGATAAAGAATGCATCTGTCAGACAGATCAGAATATTTCTTAATGCCTTTATGCTTTGTGATGGATACAGGCGACCATGCAAATCTTTTGTAGGTAATCATGGAACAGAGTTTAAGTCAGACAAGGATGAAATCCTCTATTTTACCGTATCTGAACGTATGGCAGGGGATTTGTCTGAGCTTATTCTGAAATCCGGGAATCGTCCGTCCTTTTCAGTGAACAAGGCTGGAGTGTCGCACAAAAGCAACGGAAGTATCATAACTTCAAACTACGATTGTTATTCAATCCGTGAATGCTATTCCGTCACGGCGACAGTGTTCCATAAAGAGATTCAACATTACGATGGGTTTGTATATGACCTTACTCTGGAGAAAAACCATATCATGTATATCCGTCGCAATGGGAAATGCTTTTGGGGGTCTAATTGCAGATGCTATAAAATTCCTATCCTCAAAACAGAAGAAGAATTTTGGGAATGGGACGGACGTAGTGAAGCAAGTACTGAAAGTGTGAACGAAGTGAAAGATGTGCCGAATAGTTTCAAGGTCTGGATAAACGATAATATTCATCGAGCTAAAAGCTGGGATAACTCCCCTTATTTCATTCGGGATAATGGGAAGTATATCCGTGAAGATTTCAAGGTAAATGTCTATAACAAGACAGAGAAAGCATTTGTGCGGAAACGTAGGACTAATCTTGCCATGAGCCGTGTGGAATATTACAACCGGACTTATCCAAATATCCCGGAAGTACAGCAGGCTGCTGTAAATGCCTACACACAGGCTGTAGGAGAAACCAACAAAGGAGCCACCAGCCGTGAAATTAATCGCAGGCTTCGCAATGGTACTGACGATGAGTATGTGGATGTGGCAAGTACATTGATAAGTCAGGCTCTTGCCAAACTCCCCAAACATGAAGGTGTTGTATATCGTGGTGAAACCATGAGCATGAAGAAGCTACAGGAACGTTTTCTGGACCGTATCGGTGACGTGGTTTCGGATAAAGGTTTTGTGTCTTCCAGCCTGTATGAAGATACTCCAAGAAAGTTTGTTTCCCATGCCGGAGTACCTAAAAGCCATAAAAGGGTTATCTTTGAAATTCAGAGTAAAAATGGGCGAAATATTAGTAAAATATCGGAATTTAATGGTATCTTTACATTAGAAAACCAACATGAAATTATGTTCGATAGGCGGACGAAATTCTTGGTTAAAAAACGCAGAATAGAGGAAGATGGTATTTACAGAATTATTTTGATAGAGCAATGAAAAAGCAGAAGAAATACGAAATAATAAGTGAAACTGATAAAGTCGTTACTTTTAAGTATGATGGTGCAGAATGCAGCTATGCAAAAGCTTGCTACTCTTCCATAGATGAAGTTATCAAAGAAATAGATGAAGAAAGGGTAAGAGAAAAGGAAGTAGACAAGCGTATCGCTTCCCAACGTGACACTATGACACCCGAAGAACGTGAGCGTCAGGATGAAGCCGACCGCGTGGTCTTTGAGCGTTGGCAGGATGAAGCTAACACCAATCTCTATTTGACCGGAGTGGTTGATGAGGATTTCAACCCGTTCAGAAAAAACAATGATTAGCCTTTGATTTTATCGTAAAAAAATTACGGAACTATCAAAATAATACGTATCTTTGCTATTGAATCAAGTTAAAATCAATATGCTAACAAAATTTGCAGTAACAAATTATAGAGGATTTGCCAATCGTATTGAGTGGGATTTATCCAATCCTGCCAATTATGAGTTTAACAGATCTGTGATTAAAGATGGTGTCATAAAGAATGGTATCATATATGGTCCAAATGGATCAGGCAAGACGAATTTTAGTTTGGCTATATTCGATATAGAGAATCATTTATCTCCGAAATGGAAGAAAATAGATTACTATGTGAATTTCATTTATGCAGGTAACAATGATGGAGTCGTCAAATTTGAATACACATTCAAATTTGACAATGACACAATAGATTACATATATGCCAAGAATGCTGCCGGAGTACTGGTAGAGGAAAGCTTTTTTGTAAATAGGATGAACATTTTTGAACGGAAGAATAATTTATTTCGTATTGACAAGCAACAGTTCCCTATGGACGAAAGTATAGAAAAGAACTTTCAGAGCAATGCCAACAATGTGTCTGTAATCAACTTCCTGCTTACATCTTATCCACTCAATTCAGAACATTATCTGATCAAACTCAACAGGTTTGTCAACTCCATGCTTTGGTTCAGGAATCTTGATGTCCGTGAATTTATTGGACTTGAAACAAATATAATAATGTTGGATGAGTTTATCATCACAAACAATCTACTTGATGATTTCTCCGATTTTTTACATAAAGTAAGCGGTCAGACTTTCCAGTTTATTGCACATAATATTACGGATAAGCAGATTCTTTGCCAAATAGATAAAAATGAAGTTCCATTTAGACTAGTAGCATCAACAGGTACACAGTCGTTACAATTATTGTATTTTTGGCTGAAACGTATGGATGAAGCCTCGTTTGTCTTTATAGATGAGTTTGATGCTTTCTATCATTTTCGCTTAGCTTTTGAGGTGTGCAAGCGGTTGTTTGCATTGGATTGTCAGATTTTCACATCGTCACATAACACATATTTGATGACGAATGACTTATTACGTCCAGACTGCAATTTTATACTAAACAATAACAAAATTAAGTGTTTGGCTGATTGTACGGACAAAGAATTGCGTTTTGGTCATAACATCGAAAAAATTTATCGCGCAGGAGCTTTTTATGATGAATAAGGAAAAAACGCTTTTTATCTTTGAGGGAGTTAAAACAGAAAGTAAACTCATAGAGAAATTAGAGCATAATTTCTTGGGCAAAACGAATTCCATAAAATGTGTATTTGATGCCGAGATATACCAATTATATCGTGCCATAAAAGAAGAAAAAGAGTTTTCAATAGATATAGTTTCCTTATTAAAAGAACGTACAGCAGAGAACGCTAAAATTCTAGAAAATTACACTCGAGACAGTTTTGCCTATATATATTTGTTTTTTGACTATGATGCTCATTCTACGTTGGCAGATGACAATAAAATAAAAGAAATGCTTTCTCTCTTCAATGACGAAACTGAAGAAGGAATGCTTTACATCAGTTATCCAATGGTGGAAGCCATACGACATTTCAAGGATTTAGAAAGCTTTAAGTCTTTGACAGTAAAATGCAAACGTAAGAATTGTCCATATAAAGAAGAATGTCATAACAAGGAAGAATGCTTGAAAGAACCTCATTACAAAAGTGTCGCTGCATCAGATAGCAGACCACAATTATCAAATGTAAATTCATATACAAAAACAGTTTGGCAAGAACTGATTACTGCCCATTTATGCAAAGCTAATGCTCTTGTCAATGATGCTTTTACTATGCCTACTTCTTTGATATCGCAGGAAGCTATCTTTTCAAAACAATTAGAAAAACACATTTGTCATAAATGCCCCGAAGTTGCAGTATTAAGCGCATTTCCTCTTTATGTACTGGATTATTTTGGATGCGAAAGAACCATCACGAAGTTAAACTCTTAATCAAAAATTTTGTTCTAATCTTTCAATCATTTTACTTATGATGAAGCAAAACGCTTATTCAGGATTTTGGGTTAGGGTCATTTATTGAATATCCCTAAAGGACTTGGACACGATGTAGCTTTTAAGGCTTAACATTTAAATCAACGCTTCTAATTAATATTAATATTGGAGGCGTTTTTTTTACTTCGCTTCGTATTACGTTTTTTCACTTGTTATAACGATATCTCATAAAAATTCAGTATATTTGTTACTATATCATCATGCACCGAATAGATGATACGATGTTCAGAATTAATCCGCCGCGACCAATATCCGGCTAATTCATATTTTAATGGCTCCGGCTTGCCGATTCCTGTATATGGGTACTCCGCGATATCTTTCAGCAAATCGGTTATCTTTTTCATGATAGCCTTATTACCTGATTTCTTCCAATATTCACGGTCTTTTTCCGCCTGTTCAAGGAAGATTTAAAACCAATCATGTTCACTTCAAAAATAATATTCGATGCAGCAGTTTCCGAATTAGAAAACTTTGGCACAACATCTTGACGGACTATTTTCCCAATCTCATCAGCCAAATCACCTGCTATTTGTTTGCAAATCTCGAAGTTTTTTACGAATATTGTATATTAATTATGTATCATCATTTTATATTAATAGCTTAATAAGCTTTAATTAATTAAATGTCAACAGTATACATAATCTGTCAAACATATTTTCAACTCTTTTAATTCATTAACAGGTTATGACCAAAGAAGAAACGTTACAGCTAAAAGGAATCGCCATTCTGATGATGTTATTTCTCCATCTTTTCAATACGACAGCCAATGTAGAACAATGCCAGACTTATATTTATTTTTGGAATGGGAAGCCGCTTGTATTAGCATTGAGCCGGGTGGCAGCCTTCTGTGTTCCAATATACATATTTCTCAGCGGATACGGACTTGCCATCACTTATAAACAAAATCAAAGAATCATGAGGTCATGGAACCGCATCTTCAATCTTTATATAAACTACTGGATCGTATTTTTACTATTCATTCCATTGGCCTGCTTCATAAGACCCCAAAATTATCCAGGAAACTTGACGGAATTTATTTGTAATTTTATTGCATTGGATTGCAGCTACAATAGAGAATGGTGGTTTTTTCTTCCTTATGTCTTGCTTGTTATTAGTTCCAAACATATATTCAACATTTTGGATAAGCTGGATCTCAAAACAACTCTTACAACCGTCACGGTGCTGTGCATATTATACATTATTACAAATACTATCGGAAAATCTATATTCCGTACCAGTCAACCACTACAGGTTGTTGCATGGTATATTACTCTTTTATTCACATTCATTTGCGGAGCCTTATTCGCCCGTTACAACATATTTGAATATTTCCAATCTTATTTTTCCCGATATTCTTCTCCAAAGAGGAATTTTCTATTGATCTGTGGTCTGTCAACTCTTTGCATACTTAGAATGATGTTAGGTCCCAGTATGCTAAATCCATTTTTTGTGATACCTTTCTTAATATGTTATGTTTGTATGAAACATAACAAACATATATCTTGGATGTTGCGGTTTTGGGGAAGACATTCCACCAACTTGTGGCTGGTTCACACTTTTTTTGCATACTATTTATTTCACGACTTCATATATAGTTTCCATTATCCCATTTTAATATATCTGGTATTACTCATTATATCATTAGGAAGTTCGTATGTCGTTAGGTTTATACATCACCCCATAAAATCCATAACAAACAATTTAATTAACTGCCGCTAAGTTAAAGACTCAGTGGTGTCCAAAAAACCTTGGTGATAGCTTGGCATTTCCTGCCATATAACCAGCGAACATACTAAAAAGATACACTAATTATCATAAAAAAGCGATTAATTTATTTGAATATCAAATAAATTAGTATATTTGCATATGAATAGCGTATGGAGATGTACGCCACGTTGTGACCCGTTTCATTATAGCACAACAGGACATGAAAGCTCATTGCTCTAAGAGTGTTTTTAAGTTCTACGGAAATAGTCTGCTGGCATACATTTACCGTGCAGACTATTTTATCTAATAACTTAAAATTCATTCTACAATGGACAGAAGACAACAAGTTTTTGTAAAGTTGAAACTTAAAGCGAAGGCGTTAGGGTTCAACTCAAAGGAATTAAAGGGTATCGCCGCCAAGATTGCCGATAACCTTGAATCCCAAGAAGATGCCTCCGAAGAGGATGTAAACGCAGAGATTGACGAAAAGATCGAAGCGGTTCTCCCCTACCTCACTTTCGGCCAGTCGCAAGCCAACCGTCTGCTTGACGAATGGAAGAAAAACCACCCCGAAGCGGAACCGGACGATGAACCGAATGACAACTTTCCGAATGATACTCCGAAACCAGCTTCAAAGAAGAAACCCCAAGACAAAGAGGAAAACAAGGACGAAGAGCCTGCATGGTTCAAAGCTTACAGAGAACAACAGGATGCCCGATTTGCTGCATTGGAGGGAGAGAAGACCAGCTCCTTGCGCAAAAGCAAACTTGAAAGTCTCTTGAAAGATACAGGCACATTCGGCAACCGCACATTAAAAAGCTTCTCTAAAATGAACTTTGAGAATGACGAGGAGTTCGAACAGTTTCTATCTGAAGTCGAAGAGGATTTAAAGGCTTACAACCAGGAACGTGCCGATGCCGGCCTCTCCACATTGGGAACGCCGCCTGCGGCAGGAACAGGAAAGCCTGATAAAGAAATTGAATTATTAACGGATGCAGAAATTGACAGTATTGTCAATAACTTCTAACCGCATCAAAAAAAGTAAAGGACAATGCCAGGAACAGTAAATTTGTCAAACGAGCTTGAATCGTTTGAGACCGGAATGGATTCAGTGGTTATCCGTCGCAAAGGCGGAAGAATTATCGGTGGCCGCTCTCTGAACATGGAAGGCTTCAATGAAAAATATGTAAAAGCCGGACATATTATCATCCGCAGTACAAATGATGAATATGACTACAAGCCCATGCCCGTGTCAGATAATGCGTATTCCTCACTTCCTGAGAATTACGAATATGCTGGAATATGGGTGCGCACGACACCTGCAAGTGATGCAAGAGGAGCCATCCAATATGACGGAGAGATCAACGACAAGGCCCTGCCCTACCCTATTGACAGTATCAAAGCTGCCTTGAAGACCGCACTGCCTTCATTATATTTCATGCACGATTAAAAATAAAGGAGGAAAAATAAAATGATTGCATCACAATTTGCAGATTTATCCAAGCGTATTTTCCCGAAGTTACAGAATATCGTGGAAAAAGAGAGAGGCGAGCGCAATGGTGCAAAAAAACGCACTTACTTGCATAAGACCATGTTACGTAAAGTATATTCCGCTGACCAGAAATGGACCAGCGCATCTGTCGATACCACATACGTAAGAGCGGACACCGTTTCCATGAACTCTCCGCTTCCCATCAAGAAGCGTGATTCACTGGCCCATGCCAGCGGCACACTGCCCAAACAGGGTATCTCCCGTGTAATGGAAGAATCCGACATCAATACCATCAACATCATGAAGGCCCAGGGTGCAAAATGGACACAAATAGCATCCAAACTGACGGAAGACCCTTTGTTCTGCTCCATCGGGCTGGACGAATCCAATGAGGCGAATTTTCTGACAGCCTTATGCGAGGGGGTTGTAGCGGTTGAGGATCTGACCAATGTCGGAACAGCACTGCGTGTCAATTTCGGTTACCTGCCGAAAAACGGATTTGGTGTGACCACTCCCGGCGAGATAACCTTGGATGACATAGAACGTGTGCTCGCCGCAGCTGACGGAGACGGCAATTCCATATCAGTCATCTGTATCGCCCTGTCAACCTACAAAAAACTGCGCCAGACACAAGGAGCCAAAGAACTCGCCGCCACATACAGAGGGCAGATTTTCGACAGTGATACCTCGCTGCCCACTCCTACCTCATCATTGTTTGACGAGGCTTTCGCCGACCAATATAACGGTGTCAGATTCCTGAAGATTGACCGTTCGATCATTTATGAGAAAAACGGTGTACGCAAGGCTTACAAACCGTGGAACGCAAACCGCTTGGTTTATCTGACTACCGAAAATGTCGGCAGTTTGGTCTGGGGGACATTAGCAGAAAAGACAAGCCCGGTGGAAGGAGTGGTTTATACCACAGTTGATGAGATGAAACTTATCAGCCGTTTCAGAACCGCTAACCCTTTGGTGGAAACTACCGCTGGACAGATGCTTGCGCTTACCGTGATTGAAGGAGTAGACCAGATTTATTATCAGGATATCACCGATGCACAAACTGTTGACGCAGAAAAGGAGGCCCAAGATTCAACAGATGTGAAAGTCACCATCTGGGGAGATACCTACAAAAAAACGGAGTTCGTTCAGGAGCTTAACAAGATAACTGGTGGCAAGCTGACTGCGAAATCTGCCGATGAAAAGATCATCGCCCGTGTCAACGAACTGAACGATGAAGATGAAGCCACTTTAAAAGCCACAGTAGAATCACACAAATCTGAATAATGTATGAAAACGGTCCTGCAAGCATTGAAAGATGAAGTCCACTACAAATTAAGTAGTGGCTTCTTTGAAAACCGTTTGCTTGAAAGAAGTCTGGACGGAAATGAAATATGCACCATCGACATTCTTAAAAGCAAACCGTTCAAAGGTGCTGTGGCCGACTGTCTCATGAGCCTGATTCAGATGCCCAACTTTACAGAAGGAGATGTTTCCTTAAGTCTATCTGACAAGGATAATATACTGACGTTAGCCAACGGCATCTATAATTCAATAGGCGAAACAGAAAAAAACATTGGTGAACCGATAGTCTATATAGGAAAATAATCATGATACTTGATGATAGACCACATAAGCTGCAATATCTTATTACCGCTCCCGGTTACGAAGACAAGAACGGCGATTACCACCAGGGTGAAAGCCGATGGGAAGGTGATATCCCATGCCGGAATGTTCCGGCCGGAAAAGCTGAACAAAAGCAATTTGAGGACGGAGCAGTCCGTACCTATTCAGCCACGATACGTCTTGATGCTGAATGCCGGGAATTTACTGTTGGAGATCGTGTGAAGTTATTCCTGTCAGGAGATATCGTTAGAGAATGTGAGGTCAAAGGGTTTCATCGTTATCAACTATATGCGAAACTATGGGTATAAAAATGACGACACCTGCAAGTCGGATAGACACCCTTATCAATAAGGAAAAAGAACGTGTTGAAGTGTTAACTGTCCGCGCCCTCTCCTACCTTGGAGAATTGTGTGTGATCGAAGCAAGGAACAGACCGCAGGAGATAAGCTGGTATGACCGGTCAGGAAACTTGCGCAGTTCGATTGGCTATGCCATCATCCACAACGGAAAAATACTTGAATACTCAGATTTCACACAAGTACGACAAGGTAATGAGGGAGTCAGGAAAGGCAAAGCACTTATTGAGGAATTGTCTAAAAAATTCGCGAATGGCTACGCACTTGTTGTAGTAGCCGGAATGAACTATGCTGAATTTGTGGAAGCAATGGAAAATAAGAATGTACTTGCATCCGCCGAACTGTTTGCAAGAAAGGAACTACCGGGAATGATGAGTAAACTGAAAAAGCAACTTGCATCATGATGAAGTCTGATATTGAAATCAAAGATGATATTTACAAACACATCAAAGGTTCCCTTTTGGAAAAAGTCGTGAACGGAAAACTTTGCAAGGCATCAAAAAGACCATCCAACTCTGACAGGGAGGATATAGTCATATCAATCCTTGAAAATGGAAGCGGACAGATACAGGAAGCTTTCGTGAATGTGAACATTTATGTAAAGGACAATATCCGTAATGGCGAGGCGGAAATGAATGATGCACGCTGTAGAGAACTTTGCAAAGTCGCTATCCAAGTATTGGAAACAGGGCATGGAGAAAGCTACCGCTTCACGCTGAATAAACAAAGGGTGCTTGAAGTGAACGGAAAGAACGAGCACTTCATTAACAATAAACTATTATATTCATTCAATAACGAATAAGATCATGGAATTATCTTGGGGAAAATGTACTATCAAAATTGGAAAGCTGCAAAGCAGCGGAGAAGCTCCTTCATCTTGGATTGATATACCGACACCTGTCGAGAACTCTACAAAATTGACACCTACAAAAGGTGCGAAGAAAGAGGCCAAGATTGAAGGTGGAGAAAACGAGGCTGTCAAGTATGCGGCAAACACCTATACGTTTGAGTTTGAAATCCGGGCTGGCAAAGGCCGTAGAAAACCGGTGGAAGATACAGATGGTGTGATTACAGGTGAATACGCTGTCAAGCTCCAGCCTGAAGACAAAACTGTTGAAGGTATCATAATCGACAGAAGCGTGTTGTCCTTGGAGGATACATACGACACAGATAATGGCACCAAGTGGAAATATACCGCTGACGTATTGAAACCTAAGACCGGCAATCAGGTAAAATTCGAAGTCGTAAATTTTAATGGTGCCGGCAGCCTTCGAGTGATCATCACAGATGATGGCGGAGCCGGCATGTGGAAATTATCTACAGAAACGGACTGGCATCATAGCGGTACTTCAATTACCACAAAAGCCGGTCTTGTGACAATCATATATAAAGATATCGAAGGAAAAACACTGCCTACACAGACATCCGCTACTGTTAAAGATGGGGAAACAGTTGAAGTAAACGCGGTGTACACTTCTGCCGGATGATAATTTTCCATTCAGAGAACAGGCAAACGGAAAGACGTCCTTTACAGGTTGGAGGATAAACCTGCATCAAATTTATGATTTATGAATGACAAAGAGCGAAATATTGAGATGGATGTGGCCGACGCCATCATGGAAAGACCTGCCGGCTTTACCGTTGGCAAGCGGTCTTTCTTTATCCATCCCGTCACACTCGGCAAAATGTATCTTTTGGCCAGATTATTTGATTCCCTCGAAATAAGCAAACAGGTTGTTTCCACCAATCCTTATATGGAAGCCATAAGGATCTGCAAAACGAAACGTGATATTGTCTGCCGCATACTCTCCTACTCCACGTTCAACCGGAAGAACGATTTGTTCGACAATAGCAAGGTGGATAAGCGTACAAAATTGTTTTCCCGAACACTCTCTGAGGAGGAACTTGCTACCATACTGGTTCTCATTCTTACAAGTGATAATATGGATACCTTCCTGCGGCATTTCGGAATAGACAAAGAAAATACGGAAAGAAAACGGATAGCCAAAGTAAAAAAGGACAATAGCAGTATCTCATTCGGAGGCAACAGCACCTACGGAACAATGATAGACTTTGCCTGCCAAAGATACGGATGGACTTTTGATTATGTGGTATGGGGCATCAGCTATATCAATCTAAGGATGTTAATGGCTGATGCCATCACGACTGTATATCTGTCCTCTGACGAAATGAAACAACTCGGAATATCTGGCTCAGAAGAAATAATCGATGCCGGGAATCCAAAGAACAGGGAACGTATCAAAGCCCTGCTTGAGGAATGAATCGGAAAAACAGAACAATATTTTCATAATCGGTCAAAAAAATTACGGGGTCTATAATTTTATAACAAGAAAAATAGAACAAATGTCATGTCAATGCACATGATACCCATCAAATCGAAAAGACTATGGCTGGATTGCATTTTGATATAACTGGGGATAACTCCAACTTTTTACGCAAGCTAGAGGAAGCACGCAACGGAGTACGCAACACATCAAGACAAATTGAAGAAAGCGGGCTGAGTATTGAGAAGATATTCGGAAGACTGACCACGGCCGCAGCCACTTTCGGAATCAGTCTTGGAGCGCAGCAGCTCATCAGTGACATAGCTCGTGTACGTGGCGAGTTCCAGCAGCTTGAAGTGGCATTCCAGACAATGCTTGGAAACAAGGGACAGGCGGACACACTAATGTCCCAACTGGTACGTACCGCCGCCATCACTCCATTTAACCTTCAGGATGTAGCCAATGGTGCGAAACAACTGTTAGCCTATGGTACGGAGGCTAAAGATGTGAATGATACGCTTGTCCGGCTTGGGGATATCGCGGCAGGACTATCCATCCCTTTGAACGATCTGGTCTGGCTGTATGGTACCACCATGACACAAGGAAGGCTCTTCACACAGGACCTACGTCAGTTTATGGGACGTGGAATTCCATTGGCCGATGAACTTGCCAAACAATTCGGAGTAACCAAAGACAAGGTAAGCGAACTTGTGACAGCAGGAAAAGTAGGATTCCCCGAAGTGCAGAAGGCCATTGAATCCATGACCAATGAAGGCTGCAAATTCGGCGGTCTGATGGAAGCACAATCCAAAACCATTACCGGACAAATAAGCAATATCGAAGATGCAATTGACACCATGTTCAATAAAATCGGAAAACAAAACGAGGGTGTCATCAACAAGACCTTGTCCGGCATGTCTTATCTGGTGGAGAACTATGAGAAGGTAGGTCGGTTATTGACCGGACTTGTTGCTACATACGGTTCATACAGGGTTGCAGTCATGGTCGTAACAGCCATTCAGTCGCTTCAAACCTCCGGCATAGCGGCCCTGACTGTAGCGGAACGTGCCCACTACGGATGGCTGGTCTTGCAGACAACAGCACAAAAAGCGTTGAACGCTGTCATGCTTACTAATCCGTATGTGTTATTGGCAACGGCAGTTGTAGGGCTTGGAGCTGCCATGTGGGCATTATCCGACAGCACAACATCTGCTGAACGTGCTTTGGACTCGTACAACAAGAAAATAGAAAAACTCGACACGGACGAAGAAGATCGGAAACGTACTTTGGAAGGTCTTGTTAGCACCATTAATAGCGAGGTGGAAGCCGAGACCACTAAACTTAAAGCCTTAAAAGACATTGAGAAACTATATCCTGTACTCTTTAAGAAGTATGTCGATGAGAAAGGTCATATACATGACTTGACTGGGTTTTGGAAGGCATATAATGAAGAGGTTTCAAAATCCAGAACACAGTCAAAACAGGCTATAGTCGAATCTTTGGAACAACAAATAAAAAGTGCAGAATGGGCTTATAATCTGGCAAGGAAAGAGAACAACCGTTCCGAAATGAAGGTTCAGGCACAGCGTATCGAAGACCTGAAGAATGAATTGGCAAACGCAAGAAAAGATGTCTTGTCAGAAATCAATACCCAATTGGAAGTTGAGAACAGACAGGAAACACAAGAAACTACATATCAAGAGGATTTGGCAAATGCTAAAGTCGAATGGGAGAAAGCGAAAAAAGGGTACGAGGCCTTAATCAAAGATCAGACGGCTACATCGAAACAGGTGAAAGAAGCCAAAGATAAGATGGAGGCATCCGAAAAGACATACAAGGAGCTGGGCGGAGTAACCGGAAGCGCACTGACCAGACAGGAAAATCTAGCAAAAAAGCAAAAAGAAAATCAGGAAAAGCTGGACGGGCAACTTCTTTCACTTCACCGTCAGAACCAACAGGATGAAATCAACCTGATGAGAGAAGGCACGGAAAAGAAGTTGAAACAGATTGACCTTGATTATCAGAAACAGATTGATGCGATAAGAAAACAGGAGGAAGAATGGAGCAAAGCCGGTAACGGTAAGCTGACCGACAAGCAGGCACAGAAAATTTCAGAAGCTTATACCAATGCCGAAAGTATGAGAGATAAAGATATTTCCGATGTAACTGAAGGACAGCTGAAAGCCGAACAACAGGCTTTGAACGACTACTTGAAAGAATATGGCACGTTCCAGCAGCAGAAATTGGCTATCGCCCAAGAGTATGCGGAAAAAATAAGGAAAGCACAGGAAGAAAACGGTGTTAATAGTGCACAAGTAAAGTTACTGGAGAAACAACGTGATGTTGCCATACAGAACAAGGAAACAGAAGCCATAAAAGCCAATATAGATTGGGTTACTGTGTTCGGTGAGTTTGGTTCCATGTTTTCCGACATGATAAAGCCCGCCTTGGACGAAGCGAAAAAATATGTACGGACTGACAAGTTCAAGAACTCCGATCAGGCAAGCCAGAAATCATTGATTGACGCCATCAGCAAGATGGAAAAGTCTTTGGGTGGTACAAGTGGAGTCAACTTCAAGAAACTTGGAGAGGATGTAAAAGCCTATCAAATAGCAGAACAGAATCGTATCAGTGCCATAGGGATCGAAACAGCTGCTTTGGAAAAACTAAAGAAATCACAGGATGATTACGCCAAAGCGCAGAAGGGCGGAACGGAAAGTGAGAAACAAGCCGCAGCAAACGCTCTTGAAACAGCACGGCAGAATGCTGACATTGCATCCGCCAATGTGAAGACACAGACTGATATCGCCAATCAGGCCCAGCGTAATGTGACTGATACCGCCACCAGACTGAAAGCAAGCATGGAAAATTTGTTGGGAGGCTTGCAGCAGATTTCATCCGGTGGATTGTATAACGCATATAGCGGAATTATCAAAACCGTGAACGGATTCAAGGATGTCATAGGAAAAACGTCAGAATCTCTTAAGGAGGTCCCCATTGTCGGATGGATTCTGTCCATCATTGACGTACTCAAAGACGGATTAAGTGATCTTGTCGGTGGTCTGCTTGATGCTGTTCTGAACGCTGTCAGTGGAATTATCGGTGATGTCTTGTCAGGGGATTTGTTTGTCACAATCGGCAAGTCATTGAGGAACGGCATAGGAAACATCCTGAACGCAATCTCATTCGGAGGCTTCAACTCCTTGTTTGGAATAGGTGGAAACGCCAAGGAAGTACAGGAAACGATAGACAGGCTGACGGACAGGAATGGAACTTTGCAAACGGCCATCGAGGATCTGACTGACGAGATGAAGGCAAGCAAGGGAATGAAATCGGTTGAATCTTACAGGGAAGCTGTAAAGTATCAGGAGGAAGTCAATAAAAACTATCTGCAAATAGCAAAGGAGCAAGCCGGATATCATAAGAGCCACGGCAGCTGGCAGCATTATCTGAAATGGACGGATGAAATGCTGGAACACGCAAGAAAAGCTACCGGCATGCAGGATTTCTCCGGCACTGATTCCTTGTGGAATCTGACCCCCGAACAGATGAAGGCTCTACGGTCGGACGTATGGTTATGGGATATCATGGAATCTTCCGGTAAGGGAGGTTACGGTGAGCGTGTTACCGACAAGCTGGATGATTATATAGAGCAGGCAGGAAAACTGGAAGAACTGACCGACAGTCTTTATGAGGGCCTGATCGGAATGTCATTCGATTCCATGTATGACAGTTTTATAAGCAGTCTGATGGATATGGAGAAGAGTGCGGAGGATTTTGCTGATGACATATCCAAATATTTCATGCAGGCGATGCTGTCAAATGCCATCGGTGAACAGTTTAGTGACAAACTGAGGACATGGTATGATAAATTCGGTGAAGCCATGAAGGATGATGGTACGCTTGACAATAATGAGCGTAAGGAGCTGATGGATGAATACATGGGTTATGTGGACGAAGCCATGAAGCTCCGTGACGAGCTTGCCGCAGCAACCGGATATGACAAGATTTCGCAAGAATCAACATCCCAGTCAGCTTCATCCAAAGGTTTTCAGGCAATGAGTCAAGATACTGGCGAAGAGTTGAACGGTAGGTTTACAGCATTGCAGATTGCAGGAGAAGAAATAAAAAATGCCATGCTGAATACGCTGGCGGTGGCACAAGCCATATCCTCATTTGCCAAAGACAACAATACAATGTTGACTGAGATAAGAAATCTGATGATTTCATCCAACGGTCACCTTGAAAGTATTAACAAATACACCAAACTAATTTATAAGTTTGGAGACAAGCTTGACGAAATAGCGAAAAACACAAAAAGTATATAAATATGCCACAAGAAGAACTGTTTATTAATGGAAAGGACGCTTATACCACATGGGGAATAAGCATGGATGACACTGCACTGTCCGCCCTCATGACCCCAGCACCCAATAAGGAGTTCATTGAGAACAAGAGCCGAATGGAGCATGGAAAGCGTGTGATAACAGCTGATCCCAAAAAGGACGAGCGCGATCTTACATTACAGATAAACCTGACAGCCCCTGATAAAGATACATTCTTTGCAAGGTATGACAGCTTTTGTAATGAGTTGGATAAAGGAATACTTGAAATAAAGACAAAGTATCAGCCCAATATAGTTTACAGGACTATTTATATTTCCTGTAACCAGTTCAGCCAATTCATGCAAGGCATAGGAAAATTCGTGCTGAAGCTGAATGAGCCTAATCCCAATAACAGAAATTCCCCTTGATATTCTATTTGATTTTCAAATAAAATATATACTTTTGTTCAGCATTGTGTAAAGGCACACAAAACTTAATTATGGAACAAATCGACATCAAAGACATATCCGGTGCTATCCTGCTTACAACTTTGATCAATGAAGGCTGCAAGCGTAAGTTCACTCTGATGAAGGAGGACTACATCATGTTAAAGTTCTCCTTAGAGAATCCCATATATTTCAAACTTGGCTCATACGTGGAATGTAACTTCGGATTGTTCGAGGTGTGCGACTTGCAGAAGCCCGCATTCAACACCAATACCGCCGGCTACGATTACGAATTAAGACTTGACGCCTACTACTGGAAATGGAAAAACAAAATCTTCAAATATACCCCGGAGACGACCGGACAGGAGGCGTCCTGGAACCTGACCGCTCCGCTTGACGTACAAGCCGGTATAGTCCTTAGAAATCTGAAAGCTCTTGGTTACACATACAAAGGACAGGATTTTGTTTTCTCCATTGATTCCACAGTCGAAAACAAGTCCCAGTTGATGAGTTACGACAACATCAACATCCTTGACGCTTGTTTTGAGATGGCAAAGAAATGGGATTGCGAATGCTGGGTGACTGAAAACATCATCCATTTCGGGCGTTGTGAGTCCGGCGATGCGGTGATTTTCGAGATCGGGAAAAACGTGCAGGAAATGTCACAGTCAGAATCCCGGTCCACCTATGCCACCCGTATCTACGCTTTCGGCTCAACAAAGAATATCCCATCTGACTACCGTCCGGTTGATGAGACCGTGGTTGTGAACGGCGTGGTGCAGCGCAGGCTGATGCTTCCCGAAGGCACTCCTTACATTGACGCTTATCCTGATATGACTACCGAGGAAGCCGTCGAGCAGGTGGTTATCTTCGATGAAGTCTATCCCCGAAGAACGGGCATCATGTCGGATGTCACCACTATCGAAGTGACGGACAAGGTGGAGAATGAGGACGGCACAACCACCGAGGAAAAATGGAATGCCTACCGCTTTAGGGACACGGGTGTTAACTTTTCCGAGAAATATATCCTCCCCGGTCAGGAGCTGAGGATACGTTTCGCGTCCGGGCTTCTCAACGGTTTGGAGTTCGCCGTGAAGTTCAATCCTGAGGGAAAGCCGGAGAAATTGGAGGATGGCGGATGGAACCCTGAGGCACAGCTTTGGGAGATAGTCAGGAATGAGGACTATGGCAGACCGCTTCCCGGTGATGTGCTCTTTCCCCAGGATGGAGATGAATATGTGCTGTCCGGCTGGGACAGCACGAAAATAACCGAACTAGGGCTTGTGGGTGCCGCCGAGCAGGAGCTGAAGGAAAAGACTGAAAAGTACGCTGCCAAATCCAAGATAGACCCGAGTACCTATGGCTGCACGATGATGTCCGATGACGCATACCGTGAGGATGGCGTTCATAACATCTATGGCATTGGTCAAAAGGTCAACCTTATCAACAAGGCTTATTTTAAGAACGGAAGACAATCAAGGATTATCGGATTTGAATTCAATCTTGATTTAGCTTATGATTCCCCTATATATACTGTCGGGGAAACCGCCGCCTATTCTCGTATCGGGGAGCT